AGTGGAGTGTGGATTGCTAGTATTAGAGGTATGGGCAGTCAGGTTAGTTTGAGCAGTATCTGCGACGGCAGTATCTTTTGTGTCCACTTCGGTTTTCGTATAAGTAGTTGACTGATCGGCTTTTAATGCAATGGCTGTGGCCTGGGCGGTCGACACCGGCTTGTTCGCATCGCTCGTATTATCGGCATTAGCGAGGCCGACTTGTGCTTTAGTGACTTCATGAGGGTTTGCTACATCAGCAATGTGCGCGGCAATATCAGCATCGGCGGCATCGATAGCGGTTTGTGTAGCAGTAGAGATTGGGAGGTCTTCAGACTTAACAGTTGCGTTAACACCCGCCTTAAGAATAGGGATAACTTCACTACCGTCTGTCTCGGTGATTGGAGTATACTCTGAAAACTTCTTTGGTTGCATAATATTATAATACCACTTCCTGTGAGAAAAAATAATTGTTATTTTCAGTTGTAAAGTAGTTGTCTCCATCCTCAGTAATGAAGCTACTAATCAGATCAAGTACAAACGTTGAATAGTTATCTACGAACTCGGCGCGGAAGTACCTATTCCAACGCGTCGGAGTGTTCTCGGCCATGAATACAACGCTATCGCTGTCGATGTGGAAGCGTTTACCTCCCCAGACTATGTCCGAGTCGCTAATGTCGCCGGTGAATGATTTAGGCAGGTGTATACGCAACTGATCTTTGCTTTGCTCCATCGCTTGTTGCTCCCGGGCGTTTGTCGGTTCAGATATTGGAGCAATCAGGCAATCATCGACAACTATATCGACTGGAATGTTCACCTGGTTATTAAACGCATCAGCGCCAGCAGCGATTTGTTTACTAAACGTTAGTGCGATGCCTTTCATGCTATTTATTTTAACACAATATCGCCTGTCTAGCTTTTTGCTTGGCAAAGTTGCGCCCCGGAAAGGAAAAGCGGAGATGACTAAATACTTTACAAAAGATGGCGACGATTTTAAGGAAGTAGAGGATACTCTATTTACTCAAAGTGAGATCGATACAAATATCATCCCTAAACGTCTCGAGCGTGAGCGCGGCAAGTTTGCCGATTACGACACCCTCAAAGAGAAGGCCGGGAAGGTTGACACGATCAAGTCAGAACTTGAGAGCAAGCTAGCGGAAAAGGACGTCACGATCGGCGACCTAACCACCAAAGTGAAAACTGCGGAACTAGGGACTGAAAAAGTCAAAATTGCCTCGAAGTACAAGCTATCTGATGATGCACTCGAATTCCTAGACGGAGACAGCGTTGAGGCTCTAGAAGCGAAAGCAGAAAAACTTTCGAAGCTAGCACCTGGAGGCAAGGTCGTCGTTAAGAAAACCGGTAAGCCTGCTGAAGGCGAAGCCGATGGGAATAAGACCATCGCTCGTAACCTATTTGGTCGCAATCAAGCTGACGCTTAATTCAACCTAATATTTACAAAGGAATTTAAAGCTATGGGTAATCCGCTTTACACAGACGCACTCGACTTAGCCGCACATCAGGGCGAGTCTTGGAGCAAAAACATCCGAGGTGGCGTCCTCTCTAAACTAGCCGCTCAAGATCCAACTATCAAAGTTGGCTCGACTGATCACTTTACATTCACAGGTACGCCAAAAGCGGAACTGGTTGGTGAAGGTGCTGATAAGTCCAGCAATGATGGTACGCCTACTAAGGCAACTACCAAGACTTACACGGTACAGTTAACTTACCGTTTCAGTAACCAGCTTCTATGGGAAGATGAAGACTACCAGACCGGCATCGTCGATAAATTGGTAGCAAACATCGCAGTAGGCTTGAGCCGAGCGCTCGACCTTATCGCGATTCATGGCATCAACCCTAAAACTGGTACAGTATCCGGAAGCGTAAGCCAATACTTCACGAAGCCTGCAAACGGCGTCGGTCGTGTTGTTGCAACTGCTGATCCAAACGCAGACATCGAAGCGCAAGCTGAAGATCTGCAAAACGCTGGTCACATTGCAACCGGTATCGCCTTTGACCCTGTGTTCGCTGGTAAATTAGCTCGCACCCGCGATCTAAACGGCAACAAGCTCTATCCTGAGCTGGGTCTTGGATTCAACGTTGAGAACTTCCAGGGACTGCCTGCCGCTGCTAGCGACACAGTATCTGGTCGCCAGGAACTCGGTGCGGTTGCCGCTCGTGTTCAGTCGCTCATGGGTGACTTCAACGCCTTCCAGTGGGGTGTTGCCCGCAACGTGCCTCTAGAAGCCATCGAGTATGGTGACCCAGATGGCGCAGGCGACCTTAAGCGTACGAACGAGATCGCGATTCGTGCGGAAGCCGTCATCGGCTTTGTCATCTTCGACGAGACTGCTTTCAGCCTCATCGAAAAACCAGTTGCTAGCTAATCTCGGCTACTAACTCGAGAGCGCTCCACTTCGGTGGGGCGTTTTTGATTGTTGTGATAAAATAAACGTATGATAAAAGCTCAAATATACCTGTACAATAATCGCTTCACTGGGGAGGTCTTACCGCTTACAAAACAACAGGGTAAAAAGCTCTCCGAGGACTGGTCGCGCATCAAGCCAGCCATAAACGACAAAGGACAAAAGGTGCTCCGCATGAAAATGGAAGGTGGCACTGTCGATATACTCGAAACGGAGGTCGCTAAAAATGTCGTCCCAAGATCAAAGTAAGTATATTGCCGACCTGGTTGTATTGAAAACAAAAGAATTCAAAGAGGTCAAGGAGTTGCTATTGGCAAATGAAATCGTCAGCGCCGATGCGGAGATAGTAAAAACCGCTCAGAGCATTGACGAGATTACCCACGCACTGACCGACCAGCAGGCTTCTAAATTCATAGACGTATTAGTTGGCACAAAAGAACCGGCACGCGGTCGTGCGTACTCTAAGAAGCGCGTGGAGCAAGCGTCCGGGCTGGTAGATGATATTAAAGGCACTATTGCCGGGTGGACATTCTAATGGATTACGCAGGACTCAATGATACGATCCAAAAAAAGGTGATGGCGGCACTCGCTATTATTAACAACCCGGAAGTCGCGCCCGACGTGCGCCAGCTCAACCAGGAGATACTATTTCGCGAGGTCGGCGCTGCGGTATATGCCAAAGTCTACAATATGAACGCTTTTGATTACGAGATCGAGCATACAACCGGTCCAGGCATCGACGACCGGCACTTCGGATTGGCAAAGGTTGCCAGCGCGAGTGTATCTGCAGGCGCTCTGGGGCTTGGTCTGCTGGTTCGTAATTACCTGGATACTATGGCGAGCAAGGCGCAGGCTGATGCCACGCACAATGCCCGGCAGTCCGGAAAGCGCACCCGCGTGACTCGAAAAATGAACGGCGAGACGTGTGGTTGGTGCGAATCGCTAGCCGGTACATACGAAAACCCGGACAGTGAGGTATTCAAACGACATCGCGGTTGCGACTGCTCGATTATTACTGAAGGATACCGCACTCGCAATGGTCAGCTCAATAACTACTCTAAATAAAGGTATATGAACCCAACTCTTGAGGTAAAAGCCTATGTCGCAAAATATCGTTGAGCTAAAATTCGCTGGAAATATACCTGCAAAGAAAAACTCGCGCATAAATCGTGGCGACGGCATGAGCTTTCCAAGCCGGGACTTTGAGCGATGGCAAACCACCGCCATGCAGAACGTCCGGCTACAAACAAAAGTCGAGTTCGTTGACCCGGTATCGATGGAAGTTATTATTTACTTTGGTAGCGACACCCGCGCCGATCTAGACAACCGGCTGACCAGCATACTCGATATGCTCGTCAAATGCCATGTACTGCCGGACGACAAATGGCAGAACGTCCCGGCGATCGCACTGCAGGCAGAATATCGCAAAAACCGCCCCGGCGCTTTTGTGCGAATGACCGAGTTGCCAGCTGATTACCTCGGCGCTGAACTGGCAGCAACACGCGCCAAGCGAAAGCCCCGGAAACGCTAGCGCTATTCGTATGTTACAATTACAATATCTGGTATAATATAAACCAATAACAAACTACGCTTACGGAGCGGCAAACCCGGCTTAAAAAGGACAGCAATGGAACCACAGCCGGTAATCGATCCACGAGAATATGAAGCCCAAGCAATAGCGATTCAATTATTGCGACAGCTTAACGTATACGAACCGCAGGTTGCTAATAAGTATGCTTACTATGAAGCCGACCACGACACTCGCGACTTTGGTATCTCCACCCCTCGTAAAATGCTCCACCACCGCCCGGGTATTGGCTGGGCAAGTCGTGCAGTCAACTCTCTTTCAGACCGCGTAAACTTCGACGGATTCGCTCGTGACTCGTTCGGTGTGAATAACTATTTTACTCAAATCAACGCCACCAGCGTTATTAGCCAGGGCAAGCACGACAGCGCAATTGGCGGTTGTGCCTTTGTTGCCGTTGTCGACAATGCCGAGGACGACCCAGCGCACCCTAAAATCCTCATGCCATTTACTGCAGAGGAAGCCACCGGAGAAATCAACCAGACGACCGGCTTGCTCAACTGCGGATTAGCCGTTACTCGCTGGGCAAAACCACAGCCGAGTATTGCAAACCCTGCTCGCCGGGTGCGCTTCGCGCCTGCAGACTTCATTGTCTTTACTAGGGACTTTACCGCCATATTCGAGAACCGAGAGCTATCATTTATCGTCGACAACCCAACCGGTCGCTGTTTGCTATTGCCTATGACCCACCGCGCCAGCGCCCGCCAGCCACTTGGTAAATCACGACTTACGAAAACCGCCCGCCGGATCATCCAAGAAGTCGGTCGCCAAAAGCGCCGCGAGGAAATTGCCGAGGAGTTCTACAGCCTGCCACAGCGCTACATTACCGGACTCGCTGAGGGTGCTAAAAAAGACCCTAAGCTAGACAGCTCCATTGGTATCGTATGGGCAATCCCGAAGGACGAGGACGGCAACGCGCCGACCGTTGGTCAGCTCCAGCAAATGTCAATCGACGGCTTCATCGGTGCGAAGAAAGACAAAGCCCGCGACTTCTGTGCAGAGACAGCGCTTACACTTCGCAACCTCGGTTACGAAACCGGCAACCCAACCAGCGCCGAGAGCCTATCGGCTATGTCAGACGACCTATTGCTCGAGGCTACAAACTGGCAGGACGAGCTGGGTAACCAGATCAAGAATATCGCTATTACACTCCGTATGAGTATCGACGGCATTAGCGACGTCCCTGATGCTATGAATGAATTACTACCTGCCTGGAAGCCTATATTCCAAATGGACGTGGGCGCGACCGGCGACGCTATCGGCAAAATACAAACTGCCATGCCTGAGTTTATTGGTACAGTTGCCAGCTATCGTATGCTCGGTGTTTCAATTCGCGAAGCTGAAGAGCTCGTCGAGAAACGCAAAGCTCTCGCCGGTGGTCAATTTATGAATAATGGAGGTGCATCGTAATGGCTGATGGCGTAACAGTACCAGTAGAGTCCCCGAACGCTTATGCGAACGAGGTAGATCTAACGAACTTCTGGAAAGCCCCGGACAACGCCGACCGCGCTAATTACCTGCTCAAGTTGGCTAGTAACCGTCTGCGACTAATCGGAAGCGACACAGGCGTTGACGTGGACGCACAGGCG